TTACAAATATAATAAAAAAAAGCACAGAAATAAATCTGTGCTAATTTTCAAATAATGATAACCAATCAATATATTATTGTGCGATATTGGCTTCTAACATTTTTAGTGAATCAATACCTTCATCACTTGATAAGAAGTGTCCTGCCATTTCATAAGGATCTTCTCCGTATGGTACAGATAACATTTTCTTCTTGTTAGTAGGTGTATTAAACCATACCTCTTTATCATTGTTGCGTAATGCTAATAACTTTTCTTCAAAGAATAAACGAACTTTAGCTTGGAATTGTAGTTCAGGATCGTTCAATGTCATCAAGAAACCTCTTGGGTCATTTTTAGCAAACACTAATATGTCTCTTTTTAATTCTGCTGTTGAGATAGTAGAAGGGTCTTTACCAAACATAACTCTAGTAAGAGTTTCGATTTGCTCAAGAGTCAATCTTCTTGCTTCTATTAAAGCATCTACTTCTATATTCAAATCTTCAACTTCTTCAGATGCTTCTTTCTCTTTATCTACCTCTGTAAATATTATATTATTTAATGGATGATAATGTAGAAATTCTTGTAGAACAGGATTAGTTCTTGGAACACTAAGGAACCCATCTTCAAAAACGATTGGTTCTATAATTGCGTTTCCATCTTGCTCATCCTCAAAAGGAGATTTTTGATTCACCGCATATCTAAGCGGTCTATTTTGGTTTTTCTTTTCATCAAACCACATTAAAGGAAAACGTGGGTGATTTCTTGATGCTAACGTATAAGATAGCGGATTGCCTGTTTTTAACTTGTAGATTTTATCTACTGATGGTGTTGTTGCCATAATAATTAAATTTGATTTAAAGTTTTAAAAAAAAGGATGCGGTGATTATCACCGCACCCCTATACTATATATTAACCGTAACGGAATAATACAAAGTTATTTGCACCTAAAGTACATACACATCTTTCAGACAAGAAGTTTACCTCCATTGCATCAAGATCGCTGTTTTGAGCACCTCCGGCAGAACCTGTGATCCAAGTTTTGTATCTTCTGTCCTCAGCTTCTGAAGCACGGTATCTAACGTGTAAGAATGGTCTCTTAGCGTTTTTACCCATGATTTGGTCATATACTGAAGTAGAACCTGCAGGAACTAAAAGACCTGTGATTGTACCTGTAGCAGTACCTGCTGTAGCATTTAAACCACCACGCATAGTTGGATCGTTTAGGTATTTCCAATCAGATTTGTAGAAATCGTAACCTCTACGGAATCCTGTGAATCCTAAGTTCAAAGCCATATCAACATCATTTTCGAATAAACCGTAAGATGCAGCTCCCGCAGCATTCACTCCGTTAAATCCGTTCAATGTAGCTAACATATTGTCGATGTCGAAAGACAATCCACGATTAACAAACACTACGTTCTCTTCGATAGCTCCTTGTTTGTCCAAACGAGAAACGATTGTATCCCACTCAGCAAGTGAAGTTGGTGTACCACTTCCCCAAACATTTCCTCTGTTGTTTACAACATAGAAAACTCCTTCAGAACCTCCGGCAACACCACCTAAAGCAGATAATGCTCCTGAACCTGCTTCAGCAGGAACAGCTTCAATCATAGCAGTCTCTAAGTAATCCTCGAATCTCAAACGAGTTTCGTGCTCTGATTTCAAATACCACAAGTAACCTGTAGCACCATTCTCAGTAGTAACCTCAACCCATCCGATTTGAGCCATGTCTGAACCATTAACAGCATATTTATCTTTAATGATAATAGGCTTGTTAGAGAAGATTGTATCTTCTGCTTCCAAAGAACCAACCATTCCGTTAGTTCCTTTTTTGAACTCTGAACCATAAATGAATACAGTACAAGCAGTAGACACAGCAAATGCTTGTCCTGTTGCCTCATAGTAAGCTACTGTGAAAGTAGTTGCTGTAGGAACTGCAGTAACGATTGCTTTGTTGAAAACACCTGAAGTGTTATTTTGAATCATTACAGTTTGTCCAATTCTAATAGCAATGTAAGTAACACCTGAATCAGCAACTGTGAAAGTAGCTGTGTTAGAGTTAATTGCTGATGCTGAAGTACAGCTAGTGTACTTAATGTGAAGACGACCTTGTTCTGCCCATTTGATTTGGTCAGAGTTAGAAGGCATCTCTGCACCTACCATTCTTAAGAATGATGCGATGGTTCTATTACCATAACGCTCAAATTCTTTTTCGTAAGTATCAGGAAGATACTGATTTAAGAAGTCGAAGTTAGTAATATAGTTTGTCGATAACGCTACTTGCTCCGCTGCCGGTTGTAATGCAAAAGTAGGCGTTGAATTTAATTGACCTGCCATTTTTACTTTTTTTTAAAATTTTATACTCTTTTTATACTACGGATCTTTAGGCTTTTACCCGAATCAGGATTTACCGCTTTTACCTGCATTCCATCCATCGTTTTCATAACTTCAGGAGATTTTCTTTCAGACATGTTTATATTCTTAATGCCTTTCATTGTTCCCTCAGTTGCGTCTGATTTGCCTTGCTCATAAAAGAACTTAGCAAACTTCTCAGGATTCATAGCAATTGCTAACGACCTATGATAACCAACTGCATCTTTAATTAATCCTTGTTCATCCAAAAACTTATTTACAAAGTTTGCAGGATTAGATTGGACTTTTTTAAGTTCAGCAGAGTCTCCCGGATTGAAAGTGATTTTTTTGTCATCAACATTGAACTCAAAACCTTTGAACTCTCCGCTAAAAACTTCGTCAGTTTTTTGATCAAACCAACCTCTCTTTCTTTGATTCTCCTCTTCAATAGTCTTCGCTTGCTTAGTATATTGCTTATAGTTTTCGTAAACCTCTTTTTCCTCATCAGAAATAAGTGGAGCACTTGACTCAAGTGGCACTTTGTATTTTTCTTTTTGAGTGTTAAAAAATTTTCTTGCTTCAGCAACAGCCTTTTTTGTTGTAATCTTAACTCTCTTAATGTGTGATTCATCATCGATATCTTCGTCATATCGATAGTCATCCATTAAAGAGTCAATGTCATCAGCATCAAGTCCTTCTTGAGTTGCTGATAAATAATTTTTAAGTAAACTCTCAGGGTCCATAGAATCATAGTCTTTTTTAAGACTTAAGAAATCCTCGAAACCTCTTCCTGTTTCCTTTTTATATTTCATATAAGCAGCAACATCTTCAGGCAAAGCCTCGGTCTCTTCTCTTTGAGCCGCTAACTCATCAAGAGAGTTTATCTGCTTATTGTATCTTTTTTCAATATATGAAAGAACTTTTTGTTCGTCTAACTCTTCAGGTTGTTGTACAATATCTTGTACATTATCCTGTTGTTGTACATCATCTTGTACAATATCTTGTACAGGTTCTTCAAATTGTTGCTCGTGCTTATCTAGCAATTCTTGTTCAACCTGTGCGACACTTTTTTCTTCTGTGCCATCTAATAATCTAACTTTTAATTCCATTTTGATTTGATTTAATTTTTTACAAATGTAAACATTTTTGTTTATTTTTTAACGAGGCTCAAATTCTCCTAAATCAAAGCCATCTAAACTGTCCTCATTACTTTCAAAACTCAAAGGAGGAAGATTGTTTTTACGTTGGTCTATAAGTTTAGACTGCTCTGTATTTTGTTGGCTAATTCGCTTGGCCTTAGCATCTTCACGTTCTTTTTCTCTTTGACTTAAACTCTGTATTTCTACTCCTTTAATTTGTTGATTGTATTGGAACTCTTCTGCCATTAAGTGAGATTTTAATTCAGCTTCAACCTGCATTGTCTTAATACTATACTCGGTCTCCATTTGCTTTAATCTCATCTTCATCTCTAATTCAGCTTGCATTTTTTGCATTGCCGTTTGAGCTGCCATTTGTTGAGACTGCATATTTTGTTGTGCAATCATTTCTTGTTTCTTCATCTCCATTTGTTCTTCACGCTCTTGTTTCTTAACTCGCTTCATTTTCAATAATTGATTAGCAAGTTTAAGATTCTTAAGTTCACGAATGTCAATGGCATCTTCAAGATTGATATCTCCTTTAGATAAAGCCATTTGAATATTTGCTTCAAGTTGTGCTTTCTCTTCTTCATCAGGAGCAACTTCTATAAATATACCAAAGTCATAGATATAAAGGTCTGATATTTCACTTAGGATAGAAACATTGTATCTTCCTATTTTATTTATAAACTCATCTTTGAAATCAGAATACTCTAATATATCTGCAATTCTATATGTCAATGCTTCTGCTAATGAACGGTATATGAATAAACCACCATCAAGAATGTGACGAGTAGCAGTATTTGAATTTAAAGCAGCAAGTTTTTGTAAACCTACTAATGAATGAGGATCAGGTGTAGAACCATCTCTCGCTTCATTCAGTCCTGTTACCGTTCTAATCATGTCCATATAATGATTATAGTTACCTATAAGCATTTGAGTCTTACTCAATCCTGAGTTTGATGTCAATTGAGTAATTGGAACTCTTGCATTGTTAAACTCTCCATCTTGAGTATAGCTTCTACCGATAACACTACCTGTTTGGAAGTATAGTCTCAAAGCATCCTCAGGATTATAAGCGGCACCTGTACCTAAATCAACTTCGTTTAATCCATCAGCATCAATGAATACACCATCCGGTACAACTCTATTGATTACTTGCTGAAGTTTTAAGTGAGTAATTTGAATAAGGTCAGCAAATGGTATCATTCTTCTTACTGTAGACTCGATAATACCTTTGTACATACGAGGAGCTGAAGCCACATAGTTTGGTAAAGCATGTTGAGTTGCTGATTTAGGTCTTACCATATTCTCAGATAGTTTCCACTGCAACAAGATATTGGTTCCCATAACCATAATACCCTCATACCAAACATCAATAGTTTTTTGTATTTTTTCAAAGTTCCCTTCTTCCATCATCTCTGTTGGAGGATTAAAACTATCATCTTTCTCGATAAGCCTAGACCC